ACTTTGTTTGCAGCAAAAGAATTCCAATGCTCAATACCAGTGTGATAGTATAGAACAAATAAGTTAGTCTTACCTCTAATAGATTTAGAAGAAAGTGACTTAGACCAATCATTAAAAAACCCTCTCATCATTCCACTAGAAACAATAATACAGTGTGTAGTCTTATCCTTATACTCGTTGTTTGCTTCTTCTAATGCATATTCCTTAGTACATTTAACAAACTTTTCGTTAGGGCCTAAACCTGTTGGTTTGAGAATTTGTTTCTTAATCTTAGCTTTAAGAGATCTAATCTCTTGACTAGTAAATCCATGTCTCTCCAACTTAATTCTTACAACTGGGTCGTCTTGGTTCTTATTATTATCCAAACAATACTTCACCAATGTATTTACAATTGTAGTTGTGTCCTGTTCTTTAGGCTTAAAGTCCAATTGTCCATTATCTAATTGACCAATTTCTTCTAATTCTGTTTCAGATAATTTTGTCCAAACCTTCTTAGGTATCATAATAACAGGCAGTGTTATCTTTGACTCTGAACCAAAGTACATTTTCCCTGCCGCACAAGTATGATTTTTACCCAACCGTCTAGGTTTCCCCTTACCATCAAAATCTTCTAAAGCAATAAGAGGTTTCTCTGATAATTTTGTAGACCAGTACTTTGGGTTGTCGGTTATCTTACCCACCAACCATTTTACATGCTTACCATCAACACCATCTTCTTCTCTAACTTGGTATGTCAGCCAACCAAGTATCTCAGATAATTCAGTATCAACTACATCATAAATTTTACTTTCTAATGCTTCTAGACAACCAATGAAAACTTTTGATTCTTCTTTGAAAGCACCAGAGTTAGATTCATTGTAGTATTCATTACTTAGTTTTGCATCATTGTTATGCAAATAGTCTTGTTCATACTTTCGACATTCTGCTTCAGTTCCAGTGAATAAAACTTGATACTCAGATTCGTATGTTGCCAAATCTTTCTTGTAAGCTGAACGGTGAGTCACTACTGTTCCGTGGTAAGTTCCATCGGGATAACCGATTTTACTTCCCATATATTTGTTCCTACCCCTCTTATCAATTTTTACAAGATAACAGTGATAAGCACACTCCGACTCCACTACAGAATCACATTTCCAATTAATCTTCACTTCACATTCTCCATAATTAAATCAATCTCAATCTTCTAGCATAGTATACCTGTTTTAATAACAAATGTCAAGGCTTATTCGCCAAGAAAGTCATTTAAATTTCCAGATGTTTTTGCAGCATACTTACCAATCAATTTCTCTTGTTTACCATAAACTCCGATTGTTGCCAAACGTCTATCACAATATGCAACACAACTAAACCGTTGTCCCTTACCAGAGATAGGAGTAACACCGTGTACTTCTTGACTGTCTGCAATTACAACACTATTATCTGGAGCGTCAATTGCAATCCCATAACGAGGGAAACAAAGATATGCACCATCATAATCACCTTCTCTGAATACACACATACTTGTCATACCAGCATCAGTGTCACCACTGTCTACATGTGCAGCCATCTTTGCAGACTGATATGCAGAATAACGATTAGCAGATAATGTAGTAAAAATACCTTCACCAATACGATGCTCTGGACGAATGTTGTTTTCTGCGAAAGACTTCTGACTTCTATAGATGTCATCGTTTGCCTTTGCAAATGCAGTTTCATTATGTTCAGTAATTTCTTGTAGTGCTTGCCACTTATCTTTGTTGTCTTTACACCAACCAGAAACATCAATACCACCAGTAAAACGTCCACGTTTATGTCCAATCATAACAGAATGGATTTCGTTTGAATATGCAATCATACCCCAACCACCAGACTTTGTACGAGTGTGATATGAATTAGGTGTTCTAAGTTTGTAGTCTTGTCCTTCAACTAATCCTTTTGCCAACATCTCTTCTTTATCGATGGGGCCTGAACAGTTTGCCCTCATTGTAGATGTATCTTCAATTGTTGTTAGAATATCTCTAATCTTACTTTCTTGTGGAAAGGCATTAGTGATAACATATGCAAGAGGAACATCAGAACCATCTAATGAATGAATTGGTTTCATTACTCCCATATCAGTATCAGTAACCTTAATTACTTTATCGTAAGCAGACTCATCTAGGAACTTACCGTTCCATTTATCATATGTTTCTTTTTGTCCTAAGTCTTTTTCTACCGTAATCTTTTTCATTCTTCCCCCCTAAAATACTCTGGTTTTCTTTTTGCAGTTTCAAACACTGCTACGGTTAATGTAATTCCCCCAAGTAATAGTGTGTGGAATAACACGTTGACACCCAAGTACATCCATGTACCTGTCATCATAGTAAATATAATACACCACATCCATGCTAGAATTTGCATAACCATGTGACGTACTGTTAAGTTCTCAATGTTACTTAGTGGATTCATATCACTGTCCATGACAACCCTCCAAGCACTCAATATAAAGTTTATCATTATTCTATTTCCTTATACGGTTTAAGGATGTTATTGTAAATCTCATCAGCGAGATATTTCATTTGTAGTGGTGCAACCATTAAACCGATTCTTGCTAGTTTTTCATTTAGTGTACCAGTGAATTTATAATCCTCTGGTAAAGTCATTAGTCTCGATGCTTCCCTTGTTGTATACACCCTATCTTCTACTGGGTGCAAGTGAACTGCAAGACTTGTTTGTAGTCCTTGTTCAGAAAGTGTATGAGATGCTTGATTCCAAGGAACTCTACGAGATTGAAAGAATGAACTCTTTCTTTCTGGTACAGTCTTACCCCATTTAATTCTGTGTGCAATAACCTTATCATACCAAGGCCCAACTACATCGTCACCAACAGAAACCACTTTGTCTGGGTTCTTTGGTAATCTCTTCATCCACTTATATTTAGCGCTCTTGGTCATAGACTCAATAAGTTCAATTGATTCTACAACATTTGCATTGTTCTGTTGGATATCCCAAATTGCATCTTTAATAGTGGTGACATGTTCTTCTGGTTCTGGAAAAATCAAGTTACTAAGTGCCATGAATGGTACACCGATTTTATCCAATACATCATTTCTTACAGAAACAATAAACACTCTTTCTCGTTTCTGAGGTACACCGTGATTGTGTCCTTTTAGAACTTTATAAACTGTTGTGTAACCCAATGCCTCAAAGTCATTTACCATACGAACTAAGTGTTCTCTAGCATATTCCATTGTAAGTCCTTTGACGTTCTCACAGATGATTACTTTTGGTTTCATCTCACCAGCAATACGAATCTGTTCCCATGTCAAATCTTCAATGTTTTTCTGTTTCATACCATAGGCAGTCTTTTCTTTACCCCACCCTGCTTTCTTTGTACCAGACATAGAGAATGGTGGACATGGTGGTGAACCGTCAAGTATATCAAGTTCTCCCTCTTTTAGTCCTGTCATCTCCATAATCTTTGCACCAGTAACATCTTTGATATCACCACAAATGTGTGCTGGAGTTTCAGGCCAGTTCGACAAATAGGTATCTACTGCAACCTGTTGAAACTCATTAACGAAACGGCAATCGCCACCAGCAAGTTTATATCCTGCTGATGAACCACCACCGCCTGCAAAAAACGATATATAATTGAAAAGTTTTCTATCAGATGATTGTTTCAACTCATCCAAATTATATCTAAAATACTTCATTCACTTCCTCTTTCATAATTTATACTAGTAGTATACTTGTTTTGCCAACAAATGTCAAGGCATTTATCCAAAAAAATCTTCCAATGTTGTTTGTGTTCCGTAAGAACGGTCAATGTTCCAACCAATCTGGTTCATAATAAACGTCAAAGGTTCAACAAAAGACTTCTCATACTGTAAATCATAGTCAACCATCTTATGCAAGTCTAGTTCTGTAGGCAACTTAGTAATGAATGAAATCACATTGGATGACATACGGTTAGGTTGTCTCATATTTAAGAACTTGATTTTGTCACCTTCCTGTATAAGAGGATACTTGTTATTCAGTTTGTTCATCTTAGTATAGTGATTGTAAAGCAATGCACCCTTACAGTGCATAGGAACACCCTTCATAAAGATACCAGAACTACTACTCCACTTCTTTAGTCCATTAACAGAACGAGGGAATGCAATCTCTTCTGGAGGCAACTTCATAAACTCTTCACGAAATTCTTGGATAAAGTCGTTTACATCCTTTTCTGTACCAGACATAATAATCTTTAGACACTCTTTAATCTTGTCACGACAAGGAGCAGGAGTACTAGACTTAACTGCTTCGATACCCATAATCTTGAGTTTTGGTTCTTGGTAACGAACACCTTCAATATCCCATGCATTGAGAATGTATCTTTTCTTTGCAGTCCAGATACCTTTATCTGCAATAACCTCTCGTGCCATCTGCATCTTTTGGTCATATGCGTTTACATATGAAGCAAGCGCTTGATAACTCTTATCGATAAAAGGTTCAAGTTTTTCTTTAGCGACTGTATCAAGGAAATCCACAGCCCTCCCACGATATGAATCTTCTGATTCTCCCTCTTTTGTTTTAAGCACAGTATTAACAAGCTTGTCAAAAGTAATATATACTGAATCTGTATCCGATGCAATAACATAATCTTCTCCGTCCGTTTTAAGGAGTTTGTTTAGATACATGTTAATAGACTTCTCAATCCAACGAATAGAGAACTGTCCAGAGGTAGTAATACCTTCTGCAATCCTCAAATCATAATACCTAAACCACTCATTGCCAATCGCACCATAAGCAGAGTTCAATGAAATCTTACGAGCCATCTGAATATTCTGAAACTTAGATACGTCTTTTAAGTATTTAGCATCTTTGGTATCTTCATATTGCTGTTGAGCAGTAAGCATCTTCTTCTTGTAAATGGTACGGTCATTGTACATCTCTTGCATCATCTCAGGCAAGAAACCTAGTTTGTCTTTACTGAACAATGCACCATTAGGTGTCATCGTTACATTTGATGGAAGCATGTCTTTGATTTTAAATTTCTGTGCAATCAAGTCATCAACAGAGTTGTCACCAAGATTAAGTTGTTTTGCCAACAAAGTCTCTGGAGAAATATTGTATTGCATAATCAAGTGAGGATATAGAGAGTTCAAGTCAAAAGACATAACCCATTTGTGTTGTCCTACTTGTGGTTCTTTTACATAAGCACCCACATACTTTTCACCCTTGGATTTATGTCCAAGTTTTTGTGGAATGATAATCTTACTTTTTAGTAGATGATTGTAGATTAGTACATCCCAATACTTAACAGACGTAAAGGAATCAGATACGTTTACCTTTGCCTCATACGTCATAGTTAGAATCAAGTCGATGAGTTTCATCTTCTCATCAAGTCTATCTACCAGTTCAACGTCCATGATGTTGTAGTCAAGGAACGACTGATAGTCTTTAGTATACCAATCACGAAATGTCTCATATGGATTTTCATCTTTGCGTTGCCCTAGTTCGACAAATGCAATATGGTCAAGACGATATGATTCTTGATTAGTATAAGTAAATTTACGATATAGTTGTAGATAGTCGATGTTCTCAACACCGAGGATATTGTACACTTGGTCTTTCTTACCAAAACCAGAACCCACCATGCGAGCATCAACAACACCCCAAGGAGAAAGACGTTTCATTGCGTCCTCACCCATTTGAGATTTGATACGGTTACAGATATAAGGTATATCAAAGAATTCTGTATTCCAACCAGTAATAATATCTGGATGGTCAGATTCCCACCATGCAAGAAATTGTGCTAGCAGTTCACGTTCAGTTGCACATTGAATGTACTGAACATCTTCTCTATCATTTTTGTATTCATGTAATCCCCACACTTTGATACGTCCAGTGTCGTGATTCTTGATAGTGATAGACAACATAGGTTCTGCAGCTTGTTCTGCATGGGGGAAACCATTCTCACACTCAACTTCAATATCGATAGTAACAATACGCATCTTCTCAGAATCGAATTGAATCTGTTTAGGATATTGTTCTGCAATATATGTATATGGGAATTGTGTCATACCAAACACGAGGTGTGGCTGACTAGAATAAAGTTCTACAAACTCTTTTGCTTCCTTAATAGTAAGGAACTTCATAGGATTGACATTCTTGCCATCCAGAGTTGTAAAACCAGTTTCCTTCTTTACAGGAACGTAAAGAGTGGGTTCGTACTTAACCTTGTAGTTAGAACGAACACCATCTTTGTATCCACGAACAAGAAGTTGATTACCCCATTGGGCAACGTGAGTGTAAAATTTCAAGACATATTTCCTTATCAAAGAGTTTCATTATATACGGTTTAAGGCAGAATGTCAAGAGAAAAGTGGTAATTGTTCCTCACTTGAAAAGTGTTTCTCAATCATATCAATAATATCTTGTGAATGTGCAATCTTTGTTAATTCACATTCTACTGCTTCTGCAATATCGGAGTGTTCCCCAATACCAGCAGGATTCTTTAGGTAGATACCAACATTTGCTTTATGTAGTGCAATCTTACCTTCGTTATGTTTCTTAATTGCTTCAAGTAGTGTCATTGTTTTTCCTTCACCAGTTGTTTCTATCCATAAACATAGACAGTATTTCTTTTGTGATACTTCTCTTCTGATCTTTAATAATTGGTTTTGATGCAGCAGTGTTGAATACTGCTTCAACCCCCATAAGTCCAGGCGTAGAATTTACCTCAATCAAATACGGTCTATCTTTATCTCGATTTTTAGATGGAATAAAGTCAACACCGACCATCATTCCGTCTACTGCTTTTGCTGCCCGAATTGATTCTTCTTTCTCCAATTCAGTCAATTCATGTATCTCTGGTTCAGAACCTTGGGATACATTACTTCTAAAGTCATCACTGATAACAGGGCGTTTCATCGCACCTAGTATTTGTCCAGCGACAACGATAACTCTAACATCGTAATCTGTCTTAATATATTCTTGAAGAAGAATATCTACATATTCATCTTCTCTGTATAGTAGTTGGATAACACTGTGAAGAGACTTTAAACTCTCAATCCACATGACACCAACACCTCTAGAACCAGTAGAGGTTTTTAAAATCATTGGGAACTTGTTTCCAAGTTTCTCTGCTGCGTCTGCAGCTCCTTCTGCGTGTCTAACAAGAACTGTATTCGGTGTATTGAATTTTTCTCTTTGAAAGACAACTTGGTTAAACCATTTGTCACCACATATATCGTGGCACTTAGTAGAGTTGATAACTGTGTAACCTTTATTCTCTAAGTTATTAATAGTTACCCACCATGAACGGTTTCCAAGTTTTGTTGTTGAACCAAGTCCTCTCGCCATTACAAGTGTATCTTTTGGATTTATCTTAAATGGTTTGTCA